AATGTGGATACCCAATAATAAAAAGTGGTCAGATGAATTAATAGAAGAATTACTAAGGTTTCCCAATGCGGCACATGATGACCAAGTAGATGCCATGACAATGGCTATACACTATATGAAGGAATCTTGGCACCTGACACACCCTGATGATCCAGAGTATGATGATGAAGTAACTGAGAAGAAAAAAACTTATTGGACATTTTAATTTGCATTGAAGCAAAAAGTATGGTATAATAGTGTATAACAAAAATATTGGATAGTATATGGTTACAGTTTAAAAGGAGAGCAGTCATGGAGTGGTTGATTCAAACGCTAGGCGCAAAGACTTGTTGTATTCTATCAAGCGGTGTAGGCGGTTTAACCAATGTATTAACAAAGAAAAACTTTAACTGGACTGCTTTAAAAGATATTCTTCTAGCAGTTATTGTAGGGTGGATAGCTGCAGAATGGTTTATACCACCCATAATGAAACATTGGGCCTTAGATATGACTTGGGGTCCAGCCATAGCATTCATGATTGGATACTGTGGTATTAGATTACTACCAAAGGCAGAAGAGATTATTGCAGCACGATTATCAAAGTGATTTAGAAAAAGTATTATTTATATTTTCATTGTCTATCAAACATGAGAACTTTACTATAAGAGATATACAGAGATTGGTTATACCACCACTAAAGTTAAACCAATACAGAATATATGTAGATGAAGAAGTTCCACTCTGTTATGCAAGTTGGGCAATGTTACCAGAAGAAGCTGAAGAAGGTTATAAAAATAGAACAAGAAAGATTCAACCACACGACTGGAACAGTGGAGATAACCTTTGGTTGATAGATGTGATATGTCCTTTTGGTGGTACACGTATTGCAATTAAGAGATTGGATAACCTAAGAAAAGAATTAGGATTACCAAATAAAGTTAATTTTAAACGGTTGGGGAGCAATAGGGTGAACAATGTTGAAAGAATTTAAAAAACAAATGTGGAATGATGGCCCTGCTAAACAGCCGTGGTTAAACTACTTCAATGAATATGAACTTCAGCATTGCTGCTTTGGTAGTGATGGTAATGGTGATAATGGTGATGGAACTCACGCAGAGATATCAACAGTATCAGGAAAAGATAATTCAATCAGTGGTAGAGAAGGAGAAGACTTAACACCAGATGAAGAAAGAGATGCAGAAGCAGCAGCGGCTGCGGCAGCGGCGGCAAGTGCAGCAGCAGCGGCAACAGACCAAACGGTAGATGAAGTAGGAAGTCCTAATACTGGTCCTGCTGCTACAGATGGCTTTGATATATCATTTGGACCTGATGAAGAAGGTAAATTACCCGGTGATGAATATGATCCTGAACAAGATTTTTATGCTGTTACTGATCCTAATACAGGAACGACTTCAGTTAAAGATGGAACAGGTAAAGATGTTACAGATGAAGTTGGATATAATGATTTAGTTGATTTAGGATTTTTTGATAAATTAGATAAAGGTATTCAAGATTTTGATAAAGGTTTAGCAAAAGACTTTAATGCTGAACTTGCAGCTAAAGGCCTTGATGCACAAGTAACTGTAGATGACTTTGGTAACTATACCTATACTGGTCCTGATCAAGCCATTGCGTTGGGTGGAGCATTAGCTGATTTATATGGTGAGTTTGGCCCGGGTGCTATAGCAATGGATGCAGTAAGAGGCTTTCGTGATATGGTAACAGGTTTACCTGGTGCTGTAGCTGATATTGGCACAGATTTAAGAAATGAAGTTGCAGATTTTTCTGGTGTATTTTCAGGAAGTCCTTCAGCTACACAAACATTTGATAGAGTAAAAGATGATGGTAAACCTTCTTTAGGTCTTGGTGAGTTTGATCCTAATGCTTTACAAACTCAAGTTGCATTAAGTGGTCTTGAAAGTCTAGGAGCAGGTACTGAATTTTCAGCAATGCAAGCCGCTGCTAATAAAGCTGATAAAGAACAAGCAGAACTAAATGCTCAGATAGCTGCTGAATATGGTATGGGTCTGGGTCAAAGAGCAGGAGAAGGATATAGCGGTCCTAGTTCATTATTTTCATCAGGATTTGATAAAGGTATAGATCAAAGAATGGGTGAAAATATATATACTGATCCTAATAAAGTTACTGTAACTGAATTATCCGGTTCTGTTCCTGCGCCAGCCGCACCTCGTGCAGACCAAGTTAATGTAACTCCACTATCTGGTTCTGTTACCGACGCACAATTAGCAGCTATGCAAAGCCTTAGACAAGACGCAATAGCAGAATTTGCAATGAAGGCGTTAGAAAAAGGGGAACGAGACGCAAGAGAAGCAGAAAAAAGACAAGCAGGATTAGAAGATTTAATTCGTGGAAGACAGATGACTGCAGACGAAGAAGCAGCTTTAGTAAATGCAGCACGATCTAAACGAGCAGCAGGTGGTATGGTCTATAGAAATGAAGGCGGTGAAGTAGAAGACAAAACAAAATCAGCAATGGAACTATATCTTGAAAAACTAGGACAACCTAGCAAGTATACTGTTCCTATGGTTCCAATGAATACTCCGTCTATGGCTCCTCCTCCTGATACTTCAGACCCAATTGCATTAGCAGAGTATAGAAAAAACTTAGCCCGTGAAACAATGGGAAATTATTTACCTTTTGATGCAGGTGGTGCATCAAGTGCAATTAATACTTTTAATGAAAATTATTATGGTGGTGCCAGTAATGTCAATCCATATAATGTAGCACAACTAGCTTCACTTTATGGATTACCAAGAGATGCAGGAACATATGAAGGTATTATTGGTATGCTTGGTGGAGTAAGAAATGAACCTCCTCCAACTCCTCCAGTTATTCCAGACCCAGACCCAGAACTACCTCCTATTATTATAGAAGACGATGATAACTGGTCAATGTACGATGATGAAGAAATTGATCAAGCCTTTGCAAAAGGTGGTGGTGGAATACGTGATGTACTCTACCGTCAAACTGGTGGTGCTGCTAATCCACAAATGGGTATAGCTATGCCGGGTGGTGTGTTTAATCAGCTACCACTACCTGATCCTCGTGATCGTAGAAGCGAACCTGAACCTTTGTTGCCCGGACCTACCATGCCGGGACATCCAGACTATCCGGGGACAATAATGCCACCTTTTCCTCCTTTTCCTCCATATCCAGAGCCTAAACCAGAGCCACCTCCTCCACCTCCAGAGCCTAAAATAATATATGATCCT